CCCCATAACCAAAGAGTTCCATCCGTTTTAATTGCTGATGAATGATCACCACCCAAAGCAACTTGTTTCCAATTAGTTCCTGTTGATACTGTTTGGACTGGGGATGAATGTGGAATTGTTGAATTGTTTCCTAAACGACCGAATGTTCCACATCCCCATAACCAAAGAGTTCCATCCGTTTTAATTGCTGATGAAAAAATTTGTCCTAAAGCAACTTGTTTCCAGTTGTTTCCTGTAGAAACTGTTTGTACTGGGGATGAATGTGGAATTGTTGAATTGTTTCCTAAACGACCAACACCACCAGCTCCCCATAACCAAAGAGTTCCATCTGTCTTGATTGCTGCTGAATGAGCATAACCTAAAGCAACTTGTTTCCAGTTGTTTCCTGTTGATACAGTTTGTACGGGAGAAGAACGATCTGCTGTTGCGTTGTTTCCTAAACGACCATCACTACCAGAACCCCATAACCAAAGAGTTCCATCTGTTTTGACTGCTGCTGAATGCATACCACCTAAAGAAACTTGTTTCCAGTTAGTTCCTGTAGATACTGTTTGTACTGGGGATGAATGTGGAATTGTTGTATTGTTTCCTAAACGACCAACACCACCAGCTCCCCATAACCACAACTGATTGCCAACAAATCTGTCGATAATCTCCGACTCAGTAATAAAGATATCTCTGACTAGATCCCCGTCAGTAGAATTACAAAACGCCATTACTTGTTCTCCAAGTTACTAACACGTTCGTTCAATTCTTTGATTGCTTCGATCAGTACCGAAACTAATACTGGATAGTTCAGCGATTTTAGTTCATTACCATAAACGATTTCCGGTAGAACTTTTTCTACTTCTTGAGCAATCAGACCAATCTGTTGACTTCCAGTGCCTTTCCATGTAAAATGAACACCATTCAATTGTTCAACAATATCAATAGCGTTTTCAATCGGTGTAATGTTTTCTTTTAGTCGAGCATCCGAGCTTGATATAAAGTTATTCGCATAAGCATCACCCGAACCATCACGCTGAACTACAGTATTTGGTGTTGGATTCACATCACCAGTTGCTGTACTTCCACCAACTGAATCAATCGTAACAGTATTTGTTCCAGAATCTGTCGTTATTGTAACATTCGCACCCGCCGCAAAAGACAAAACCGAACTGTTTGATGTTGCGTCAATATCGTCTTGACCAGATACTGTAATCTTTACAAAAGTATTTTGGGAGAAAGTGTTTGCTTTATCAAAAGCAGCATTTGCTGTAGTATACGCTGCTACAGCAGTGTTAGTTGCAGAGTTTGCTGTATTATATGCAGCAACGGCAGTGTTAGATGCTGAATTTGCTTTGGCGTATGCAGCATTCGCAGTAAGAGATACTGCAACAACATCAACATTATTGACGATATTGTTCGCTTGAATAGCGATATCTAATGCTTGATACGCAGTCGTATTGGCAAAATTTGCTACGTCATTTGCATTATTTGCCGTGTCATATGCCGTTGAAACATACGATTGAATGTCTAGATAAACATTTACAGTATTGTTGTAAGTGTTTGAAGTATCATTGAACACTAAAACCGTATTTGAATATACATTTCCAGTATCTGTGTATACCGACACTGTATTGTTATAGACAGATACAGTATTGTTGTAAGTGTTTGTTGTACTTTGTGCAATAGCAATTATTGTATTGACATTACCTTCAACATAGTTTTGTTTGTCTATCAAAGATTGTGTTGCGGCTAACCATTGAGCAAACGTATTTGATGAGGAAATTTGAGATATAGCCATTTAGTTATACCTCTTTATTTTGTAATAGTTGTCGTAACATTTGTTTTATCTCTGATAAATCTGTTTCCATCTTATTTATCTTATCTCTATTCTCTTCAACAGAACTTTTTATGTGTTCCATCTCTTTATACTTCTGTTTTTTCAACTTGTAAGCCTGTAACGCATTAGTGTCTGTGTTTACTAATGCGTTACTTTCGGGATTTCTATAAAGACCAGGAACTGTTGTTTTTTGTAGATTCATATTACATCTGCAAAGCAACTGTTCTTAGATCACCAACTTTTGGTACTAATGCACTATTTTCCGCAGTCAATACAATCTTTATTTGATATTCTTTGAAACCACTGAATGTAATACCCGCAGAATTCGTATATTGAACTTCACCATTTGTTCCTGTCATCATAGCATCTGGGAATTTGTAATCAAGTTCGATAAAATCACCATCATCAGCAATAGAAGAAACAGAATCCACGTCCATAGTTCTCAATTGAACCCAGTTTGCTGCATCAAAAGTATCGGAATCTTCAGCATGAATAATCTTAGCATATACATGAACTTTTGTTGAAGGTGGTCTATATGCTGTCAATTTTACTAACAAGTCTTCAGCATCTTGACCTTCAGCAAGAGTAATGATTCTAGATATGTATTTGTTGATTGCAGTACCACCAAAAGCAACACCCTCTTCGTCTGAGAATGCACCATCAACACCACCAGTATTCGCATTGACAATATTGTGAACATAGACTGAGTGGAATCTATTCAAATCAAGAACAGGCGAAACAAATTCTGAAGAAGTGTTCATCGAAACAAGAACTTTACTTGAATTGGCGCCAGATAGCAGACTATTTTCTTTTGTTCTTGAAAGAACAATTTTCTCTTCAGTGAAATATGTGTTATCTTCAACATTCACAACGTCATATGAACTGCCCATTGTATTTGTCGCATTGGATGTTGTGTTTGCTCTAAAGACTGTTGTTGTACCTTTGAAGTTTAGATAACATGGTTCAAAATCAACAAGAGAATAATGGATACCATCAATGCTTTGAATTGATCCCTGTAGACCAGAATCTACACCATAGATTTTATCATTAGCATCAAAGTTGCCTGAAGAGTTTTCCAAATCAATCACATTCTCACCAAACAACGTTGTTCGATGTTTTCTCAAGATACCTGTGGCGTTAGAAATTCCAGTCACAACAGCAGTGACAGATTTTGATGCGCCGTTTGAGAAATAAACATCAACAGTTTCGCCAGTTTCATAATTTGTATTTCTTGTCGCATAAGTTGAACCAGAAATTGTAATTATTTCACCAGTGACATTTGAGTTTTGTCCGACTAAAAAGTCTGTTGTTGAAATTGTACCGCCAGTAATATTCGCAAGAGTCAGTCTATCTCCAGACTTGATTGTTTCGCCATATCTCTTGAATACGCCACTTGTGCTACCCATCTTGAATGTTTCGATTGGTTTATTACCAAAAGATGCTGTGCCAACAACATTTGTATTGAAACTTGCTCTATTGAACTTGACTTTCAAATCAGTGATTGGAACAATATCCCAGTTCAAATTGTTATTTGTTGTATACAATGTTCCAGTAAGTTTGCGTGAAACGAACTGCTGATTTGTGATGATATCTGTCTGACCTAAACGAGCAACCCAGAAGTAATAATCAGGATTGATTGCTTCCGTGTGAATAATAAACGCATACTGCTTTTGATTGTACAAGAAAATTGGACAATTGAATTTGACATTCAATGGAACAGATGCGTCATCGCTCACAACAACTTCTTCAGGTCTAAACCAAACTTCAGAGTAAGGAATAACATTTTGTGTGATTCCACCATCAGCATCAACTTCTTTTATCTCAAACCAAACTCCATACTGAGAACTCTTAGATTGTATAAACACATCTACGCTTGTCAGGAAAATTCCTTCTTCAGCAGGATCAACATCAATATAGAACGAATATGCCATACAAGATGGACCAATTTGTGTTATAATTGGTGTTGTTTTTCTTGTTGATGAGTAAGTTTGCTCAGTATAACCAGTTGTTACTGGCTTTACTTGATATGTTGAGTAAATATCTTTGGATTTTTGTTGAATTAGTCCTTGGGCAACAAAAAATGCTTCACAATATGAAGTGGCCTCAATATCGTTTGAAGGGCTATCAGTGAACTTGACACTCTTTGTACCAAAACGGAATCGCTTACCATCTGTTGGTAGTCTCAATAAAGCATAACAGTACCCATCAGATCCAGAAGTTAGTTTAGAACCTTCGGAAGATGTTACAACAAAATCTGAATCTGTAGGTGTGACGTATTCCGACATATCTTCGTTGTCGAAGAATGTGTAGAAACGAGTATTTGCTTTCAGTCCTCTACCAATCAACTTGATAATTTGTGGTCTGATATATGGATTTATAGAAACATCAAGAAGTTTATTTTCGCTCTCTGTTTGTGAAGCAAGTGTTTTTTCATAGAAAATTTCTGTACCAATACGCTTAGATGTTGAAGTTTCGATACCTTCAATTCTTGTTTCTAACTTTGGTCCAGAATAACCGATCTTGTTCTGTTGCATCGTAACATTTCTTGAGATGAGTTTTGCTTGTTCTCTCAAGAAGTTTACGTCGGACGAACTATAAATCAGTTTGTTGGTTTTGTTATCATACAGGTTATAAGTTACACCAGTAACATTTGTTTGCCAACTGTTCCATTTTGTGGATTCCGTTCCAACAAGAGCTTCATCACCAACAACAGTTTCAAATTTGTTTTCTGTTTGTTGTGTATCAACCCAAACATCAGTTTCAGGATTCAACAACATTGTACCAATAAAACGGAAAACCGATGTTTCAATATTTCTTGTTGTTGTCGCATATGGTTGTTCCAACAAAGAAACTTCCGTATAAGGCATTGTAACAAGATTATTTGTAATTTGGGTATTGTTGTTTGAAACCAGATTGTACATTATAGATTCGTTTTCAAATCTAGGACGAATGACTTTCTCAAATGTATCAAAAGAAATGCTCAAATCTGGATTGTATGTTGCCGCCAAAACATCACTGTTGAAGTTATCAACAAACAGTCCATTCTTGAAACGATCAAGACCAAACTGATCTGGAATCAACATATTCAAAGCATCTTTTTCCAACAGATTCAAACTTGTATAATATTCTAAGTTCTCTACTCTTTGTTTTAGGACATTTATATCTCGCATTGTCTGACGAATGTGTGCAGTCTTTTTGCTGCTAACAGACAGATCAATTCTACCTAAAATAGAAGCATAAGGTGGCGACAAAGATGGATATGGTGGAATATCTAAAACTGCCAGTGCCATTAGATTTGATGGAACTATTGGAGTAATCGTATTGATCGCAGGCACACCCTTGATGATTACAATGTTACCATCCTTATCTAATGCTACAACATCTTTTCTACCAAGATATGCAGAATAGTCATAACTAATCTGTGAGGATGGTTCCAAAAATCTGATTGAAGTGCCATCGTTTTGGAAAAGATTTGTTGTCGCTGGATTTGTTACTCTAACAGAGAACGGATTTCCTGCATCCCAAGCACCAGTATTTACTTTTACTGGTCTGAAATCAATGTAGTCTCGCAAATTGTGTGTGAAACCAGTTGATGGTGATTTGAATACAGGAATTTCTGCTGTAGTTATTGATGTTGCTGTTGGATTTACATCATCAACAGGATATGAATCTACACTAAAGAAACCTGTACCATTTGTAAAATCTGGTTCAAAGTAATCTAAACTAACCAAAATTCTACTTGCCGTAGATAGATTTATCTTAGGTGTTATTTTAGCATGATCATAATACTCATCTCTTTGCCCATTATCGAATACAAAGTCTGATGTTGCTAAAGTTCCCTGAGTGTTTGTTGTGAAGTCGGTAGTATCTAATCGAATACTATTGATCTTGAAAACATCAGAGAAACCCAAATTGAATGGCCCTGTTGTCCCTGCTGTAGCACAGTTGATAGAAACATAAGCGTTTGGACGCAAAGTTTTTTTGATTTCTGTCGCAGACGATTTTACTAAACTTGTTGTGACTGCTGCGGTGAATGAGGTAACAAACTTCTCTTTGAAGTCAAAACTCAATGATGTTGTCGATGATGCAGTAATAGTTCTTTCAACACCAGTGTTACCAGTAACTGTAAAATCTATAGCATCACCAGTTCTGTAAACTTTTGTGATTGTGTTGCCTGAAGTGTCTTCCGCAACATTTGTTGTCAGATACATGTATGTTGCGTTGGAAACCGATGATATGATGAAAGTGTCGGGTATGATACCAATTTGTACCTTATCACCCACATTCAATTCTGTAAAATCTGTTCCTAAACCAACAACTTCATTACTTCCATTTGTTGTCGAAACTGTTCCATTCAGATTGACACTAGCATTTGATGTTGCTGTAACTAAGAACAATCTCTTCTCATCATCAGACAATGCACCAACAGTATATGGATAGATTTCACCAGAAGGTGCAGAAAGTGTAAATGTACCAGAAGTTGCTACTGTGACAGGAGTTGTTCTTCTATAGGTATATGTTGTATCTGAAAGATCATTGTTATCTTTGATTGTACGAACATAACTCGATCCAGTATAGTACAATAGGGAATCAATTGTCGTATCTTGAAGTGTAGTGATTCCAGAAGTTTGAATAATATCAGCAGACACATTAGTTGTCAAACCTGATGAAAGTGCGCTTGTAGAATAGATACTCTTGACATTACTAAAAGTGTCTGTAGTCATGTTGATATCAAACAGATACACTTCAAATTGTGCATTTGCTGAACCAACAGTTCCAGAAATATATTCAACACCTTTTACTTTTGCTGTACCGATAACATTACCTGTAGGATTTCCTGAGGTCCATGTTCTTAGTGTTATTTTTTGTTGAGGTTGATCATATAGATTGACAAGAATAGGTACATTCAGATCCCAAGAACCAATAAGTTCCTTTGTATTGACATAGTTACCTAAACGACCAGTAATAACTTGATCATTGAAATAGTTGAAATCATTACCCTTAGATGTTGTTGCGTATTTTGTTACGAGTGTGCCGACTTCATATCCTTTGACATAAGCAACACCCGGTTCAACACCAATCGCCAAAAGTGTAGTGTTTCCACCATTTGCTGATGGTAAATAACCCAAGTTTTCGCCATTATCCAAATGTTCACGAACAACAATGTCCATACCACGAACATAATAGTCGCCGGATTCGTCCATTGTTCTTTTTGCTAGTTCATCGGCAACTACAGAATATAATGTTCTATCTTTTCTTTCTTCAATAATGCCATTATTGATTACTAACAATTCTACGAAATCTTCGTTTGTAACATCATCAAGACCCGCTTTGTTCAATTGGACTTCTATCTTGTAACGATCTGCACCCGGAGCAGAATAGTTGTATGACCCTAGTGCTGGATCCAAAAGGGAAGTATCTTGAGTTTCGTTGACAACAGATTCAATTACACTAAAACCAACTCTAAGATTTGGTGTAGGACTATAATTTTCTAGAATAATCGATTGTTTTTCGAAATTGACGAAATGATTTTTTACAAAAAGAGTACCTTCGTCAATAGTAAATCTAGAAGCGGATCCGGTAACTCCTGTATTGTTGATGACAACCAGAGTGTCACCATTATTTGCAGTCAAAACTTCATTCGCAGAAAACGCAGAAGTTTCTTGATCGTTTCCAGAATCCGTATATGCGACGAATACTGTTTTTGTTGTTGTATTAGATTCAGTACCATTGACAACATCAATAACTCGGGCTTTTACGCCAGATGTTCCAGTAAGTGTTTTGCCAACGTAACTTGATACATTCAATATTTCGGCATTTGCGGAATCTCTATCTTTAACTTTTACATATTGAATTTTCTGATCTACATCAAATGCTCCACCAAGAATTATCGTTCCTTCTTTGAAAACATGTTTACCAAATTTTTCAATTTGACTTTGAAGGATCGTTTGGAGTTGTGTCAACTCTCTTGCCTGTACGGCATATCCTGGTTTGAATAAGATGCGATGAAAATTTTTATCTTCATCAAAATCGTCGTAATATGGGTTGATGTTAAAATTTAGATTTGATTCCATAAGAAACCTTAAAAATGAATTACGAGTTTAATTTCTTCTGCCTGACCTTCTGAACGCTCGACAGAAATGATGTTTTTACTATATAGAATTTGTCCAGAGTATGGGTCAAATTCTGGATTTTGGTAAGACTGAACCGGTCTTGAAACTGAAGAATTTGCACCTATCAAAAGAGAACCTATCGACAATGTGCCATATGTGTTTGTCAATTTTACGATATTCGTATTTTGTGAATTGACATAACCATAAAATGTTTCTTCGCCATCAATAAATTGATAAACTTTTTCGTTTTGCTGATATGACCCCGAAGACAACAACGAAATATCTAAAGTTTGTGAAATGACAGTATTTGCCTGATCATAAAGAATTGGTGAAGTGTTACCGTAACTATGTGGATTAGAAACGATTCCGTATTGTCTAAATGAGACATTTGAGGAAATCTTATCCCCTTCTGTGGAATCCACTTCACCAATTCTAGTAACAACCATCAAGTGTCTAGCACCAAGCTCAATAGCCGGATAAAAACCATGACCGTATTTTGGTGGCAAAACTGCTCTTGCTGTAGCACCAGTTCCAGTTCCATGAATTATAACATTTGCTTTGGAAAAACCAATACCAGTTGTCGTTACTGATATCTTATAGAGCGTATCGTTTTCAAGTTGAACTGTTGTTGCTGTGGAGTCTTTTACACCATCACCGACAATTTCAACCCTAGTTGTGACCGATACTGTATTCGATCCACCACCAGATCCAGTAGTTGGATTCGATAGTGTAATTCTGTTCAATTCTGTCGATACATCTGTTATATATGTTCTGGCTGCAATACCCACGCCAGAAATGAACATATTGTTTGCTACACCTTCTGTGGTGCTACCTGCGGTTATTGTTATGAAATTACTGCCAGCAACGAATGGGTTGACAGGTATTCCTGATGTGTGAACATAACCAGATCCACCATCAGTCACAATAATTTTATTCAGTCCACCATCGACGTAGTTTGAACTGTTTAGATTGTAGTCCAAAGGTACGACTTCACTAGCAGAATAGGGAACCGGCATCCAATTTTCTGTCAAAAACTTATTTGATGCTTTGACATTATACATATATTTCCACATGTAACCATCTGCTGTTGAAATAACACCGTTTGAAGAAGTGTAATCACCAGTTGGTTCTACTGTAGATGGATTATTTTTATTGCTACATAAACACTTATATACGTTACCTTCACTGGTAATTGTATACATGTTACTCAAGTCCGCCAAATTTACAGTGTCATCAAATTGGGTGTATGTTGTACTGTTTGCCCATGTATTTCTAGGTAAAACAAATTCAATATTTCCAGGAACAATTTTTTTCGCAGCATACATGTTGTCCCAAATTTGCTTTTCGACAGCAAGACTATCGTTCAACTCATCCGGAGTGTTTTCGTCGTCATAGGGTAGTGTTTTTGCCAAAAAAACATATGCCACATTTTTGGGATTCATTTTGATAAATGAATCCTTGTATTGTTTAGCGATATCTGTTTTTAGTGTTAGGGAAATGTTTTCTGCCATAATTTCTATTTATGTTGGATTAGCTTACAATTTTTAGTATTGTGTTTGATGAATTTGCTGTAAACACATAGTCAACAACAATTTCAGTGTTACTTGTAATAGAAGTGACTTCTGTGTTCACAGTATCAATGTAAACTATATCACCCACATTTAGAATCAGATTGTTCTCTAAAACCGAGAATAGTGTCGATGTTCCCGTGACTGTTTTCGTGTTTTTTGTAACAGAAACTTATGCTGCGGCCGTTTTCATTATATCTGATGAAACTAATACCGTATCTTCAGCACTTTGAACGTCAGAAAATAACTGATATGAAGAGTAGTTTATCAAGCCGGCTGGATGAATAACATTCTTCAACAACGACTTATATTTCGAAAATTCAACCTGTGAACTGATTAGATACGAGTAGTTGATGAAGTAATCTCTACCTTGAAGACGAATTTCTTCTGATGAAATAATGCTATCCGAGGTAGTCCATCGTCCTTCTAATGGGGAGAATGGACTCGCTAAAGTAGCAACAGCAATAGCGCCACCATTGCCGGAACCAGACAGATCAACTCCTGGAACATTGGCATAACCCGAACCTGCATCTACGATACGAATTGATAGTATTTTTCCAATTGGTTCTGTAAGTGTTTCGGGTAGAAGTTCCTCGCCATCACCCATAAGACAATTTACAATCAAATTCGCATTTGATCCCAAACTTGTATTCTCTACAGAAATAAGTGGAAAATTTCCTTTTCTGTATCCCAAACCACCATTTACGATTTCTACAGTTTGTATACTACCGTTAGCATCTACAGTTTGCACTCTAGCCTCAGCTCCACTACCTGATATATTTGATGTTGCCCACGTAAATACTAAGTTGTCGCCAGCAGAGTATCCTTCTCCACCATCGATAATATCAATCTTACCAATTACACCCAAATCATATAAAGTGGTATTTGGCAAAACAGTTTCGGGAACAACCTCGAATGTTGGGCTACTCAAGCTAGAAATCAACGAATAGTTGACAACAACTGACGATATTGCACCAAAATTTTCAATAAGTGTTGTTGATAATGCTGTAGATATAACAGCATCGATATCAGCATCGGTGTTTGCTGGAAATCCATAATCTGCGTCAGAAATGAGTACAGAAGAAAAATTTGAAATTATATCATCATTGAGTGTTATTTGAGTCAATATATTTTCTGCACCGGAGTTTACAGCAGAAACCGCAGCATTGAATGTGTTTGCATCATAACCAATAGCATTGACGATGTTTTGTGCTTTGAAACCTGCGCCACCATTTAGGACGAGAATATCTTCTACTAAACCACTGACAACATCATCAACAATAGCATATCCATCTCTGTTTGAAATGCCTCGAATTATAACAGGATCACCAATGTTGTATCCTGCACCACCAGTTTCTATGGTGATTGTCGATAAGCTTGAAAATGTTGTAGCATAAATTGATACTTCAAGACCATTGACGATAACTCCAATATTCAACAATTCACCAAGACCAAAACTTCCAACGGTAATTGTGTCGTTCAAAAATAACTCAAAATAATTGCCTTCACCAACAATTCGTTTATTGGTTCTTTCTACTATTGAATGACCGTTGTTTTTGATTCCAACTACTCTTCTATTGGTAAAAATTGAAGAATCGAAATTTTGATAGTCAATTCTAACTGTGCTGTTTGTGTTTAGAACATCATCAAAAATAATTTCTCGATATTCTTTATAATAACGATAACTTACAGGATTCCCATCAACAGTAATTGCAATGTCTTCGGGTTCAATAGAATATGGAAGATAAAAAACTGACTTAGTATCTGTAAATAATTCTGGATAGTCTGAACAAACAAATTCAGTATATAAATCTTCCGTAATTTTTAGAACGCTTTCTTTGGTCCATCTTCCATCAGATGCCCTCAAAATTTGATCACGAGGATAACTCAGTGTGGCTTCTTGTCCAAAAAGAAGTCTAAACAATAATTGATAAGATTTTTCAGATCCTTTTGCCAGGTAAACCGGCATAATATTTTTTATGAAGAACTCTTTATTTGCAGCAACATCTTTTGGCATGTATGGGAGAAACATGTCAAAGAAGTGTTTTTCAAAAGCATCCAAAGAATAGTCAACATCAGACACATAACGCAAATCTTTAGATTTTGCAATCAGATCATTTTTTTGTGTTATGCCACCTGTGAGTTGTTCATTTTCTAAGAACTCGTAATAAGCTTCCAAAAAAGAAATAAATTTGGGATATTCATCCCTAATAAATTCAGGAAGCTGTCTATTTACAAGTAGGGATGTTTTCTGATCGACCATTATACTCTTTGCAATGTAATGGAAATTGATGTTGGATCTTCTTCATCTACAGTAACAATTGTATTTCTGAAGGACTCAATGATACTACTCTCAGGAACGCAATTTATTCTTACGAGTCCATCTGAAGTAGATGAAGAAAGAATTTTCAAATCATTCATAACAATTTTACCCGATAGGTAGTCAATACTACCTAAGTTAGGGAAAACGATTTGTTTTTCTGCCAGTGTATTATAATAGATTGCTCTTAGAGTACCAATATTTACATCAACAATAGGTGTTGCAGATGCACCAACACCACCACCGCCACTGATTACTACAGTTGCTTGTGTATAATCTGTTCCTGGCGAAACGATATCGATTCTTTGGATCTTTCCACCTTCTACTATAGCAATCGCAGTCGCACCAACTCCGTTACCCAATATAGTAACAGTTGGTACTGAAGTGTAATTATATCCCGGATCCAAAACATCAATTCTGTTGATGCCTGTGTCTGACTTTGGAACTTCTTCAATAGTAACTGTTCGTCTAACCCCGTTTACATCATTCACATCAAATGCAGTTGAAGAAATCTTATTTTGCAGCGTACTTTTTACCAGTGGTATATTGAAACGAATATCATAGTTGTCGAATTCGTTCAATGTAGGTTCAAATCTTTTTTGTACACGAATATCTGTTTGACTTCCTATGATCGCCGTTGTGTCAACATAGTTGATCGCTTCATCTAATTTCGAAACAACCAATTTAGAAGAGAAATCGTCAAGATTTAGAGTTTTATAATTGACAATTGCTTGTCTAATTGTCTCTTTGAATGCTTCTTGCGACAATGATGTTTTATTTTGATTATACTGCACTAATGAATTTGTAAGAACATACAAAAATTCAGGATCACGAATTTCAGTTTTGATAGAAACAACAGACTTAGGTTCAATAATATCATTGATAATTTTAGTTTTCTCTGTTTCCGAGATGAAGTAGCCACCAATTGGTTTGATGGATATAAAAACTTTTCCGAAAATTGGAGGTATTTCTTCTTCACCACCCCAGACAGAAACAGAATCAACATTTGGATATTCTTTTTTGATGAATAACTCGTAATCGCTTTTTGTCACAATACGATTCTGACTAGCATACTGCAAAGGAGCCAGATATTTGATGCTATCTACGGTTTCTCTTTCAGCGCCACCAGATGCTGCGGTAACAGTGTCTATATCAAAATTGGTAAATCCATCAATCGGTTGAGAAATAACGAATGTTTCGGCAGCATTTGCCAATTCTCCATTTGTAATAAGATAACTAACTCTTACGACAGCACCATCAGGAAGTTTTTTTCCTACAGTGCCGTTACCAAAATAAATTTGAAATCTGCCCGATTTTTCTTCTTGTATAAAATACACTTCCGATTCGGCAGTAATGTCAACAAGATCGGTAGCCAATTCATAAATTGATTGTGAGGTACTTTCACCAGAAGGCAAAACCGTTACTGTAATTGTTGACTTATCAATTCCTGCATCTGGGATAGTGAAAATATTTTTTGGATTGTTAGACTCATCGTAGGTGAATTCGATATTATTCAATTGACCTTCATAAATCTGTAGATTTTCGAAATAGAAGTCGGTGCCAACTTTTGAGACAGTAACATCATCAAGTGTCACAAATGTGTATGTTTTGCCGTCAATTTGATTTGATAAAAAAGATGTACCTCTGGACACAGTCAAATTTTGTGGATCACTGTTGTCAGTAAATACTGTCAAATTTATAGAAGCACTTGATGCTCGTTTTGATGCCGGTGTATAGCCTAATGTTTTAGCATGAGACACCACAGAATCCCTCAATAATGCGGTATCGAGGAATGCTTCATTTGCTACCATGTTCAAGTAATATGCTTGATAGTGGGTATTATACGCTAAAATATCCAAAAGAATTGATAGACCAGAACCCTCAAAATCATAATCTGTAAATTCAGACTGATTTCTCAAAAAATCTTTTAGATTATTTTTTATTGTATCAAAGTCTAGTTCAGATATGTTTATTCTATCTGCCATTTTTATCTAACTCGCTCTAAGTAAAAATTGATTGTAACAGGAACTGTCAAGTTTACAATAAAAAATTGAAGTTCTATCTGATATCTGTTGTTATCTGGATCTGGTTGTGCGTCAACTCGTATAACTTGTGCCCTAGGTTCAAAGTTCTTTATACACTCTGCTATTTCTCTTTCGAGTGAGGATGCTGTCAGAACATCCAGATTATCAAACAACAGTCTGCGAACATTGCTTCCTATTGTGGGCTGAAATGGTCTTTCATAAAAATTAGTCAAAACCAAGTTCTTGATAGAATTTGTAATTGCATATTCGTCTGTTCTTTTGGACACGTCTTTTTTTACTGGGTGTGCAGTAAAATTCAAGTCCAAATCTTTGAATGTTCTTACGAATGTTGAAACTGTAGTAGTAGCCATTTTGTTATTTATTAGTCTCCGACAAAGACATTTGGTGAGCCTTCAGCAGTTAGTGGATTACAGTGAGGCGGCAACGGACACAGATTGTCTGGCGATGCTGGTTCTGGTGAATGATTTACCACCAATTTACTATGAACATATACCTGATTATTTCTAGCATTCAGATTTCCGCCACCATGAGAATTAGGATCTCTGTCTACTGAAACTAGAAGACTGTTACAATAAACATCATCGTTGCCTACAACGATAGTGCTGGCGCCACAAACTCTGGCGTCGGTATCTCTGTGACAAGGTTTAGGATTAGCCATTATGGATTCAGATCAATTCTAGGTGCAACAAACTTCATGTGTCCTTTTGAAGTCACATAATAGTGACCGTCAACCAAAGCATCAAAATTACCCAATATTCTAAGTTCAGCATCGCCTTGAATAGTCACTTGACACTTACCCATTATGTAAACTTTCTCGTCACCCATGATAATCTCATAATGATCTTTAGTGACTTTTTCTACTTTATCACCATCTGGATACATTTCTTGGAATGTGCCATTTCTATGTGCAATATGAATTCTTTCTTTACCGAATGTGTCATCAAATTCCATCAGATGACCAGATTCAGTTTCTAAAACATTGTTGTAAGGGTACTTGGCATCATATTCAGTTTGTTTTTCGTTCCAAGGTCCAGAAACAACAGTAGGAACACCTTTTACAGCATTGTCTCTTCTCTCTTGAATGAATGTTTTTTCAATGCTCTCGTTTCTTGCAATTCTTGGTGTAGTGGGTTCGTCAAGATTTCTTGGGTGTCTTTCTGCTTTTTGTTTCTCGGTGATTACGATACCGCTACCATCTTGTCTGTATATCTTGCTTCTAGGCGTTCTTGGTGCAATCGCAAGTTCTGCATCTGTTCTTGGGTCATTGAATGGTTCTTTAGGGTTTGCGGCCTTTAGTGGGATGTTTGATAAAATTCCAACCACAACAGGCTCTTGACCGTTTTCCCCATCCATGAAGAAACCAAATACTAGACTTCCTTCCCATAGTGCATATGGATCTTGTTGATTTGGTGGGTATGAACAAATTGCCCAAGGTAAATCTTCAGTTGGAAGTTTCATCTTATCATCGGCATGCCACCCATAACAACGAACTCTGCATCGTCCAAGTCTCAAAGGATCTTTGCGATCCTCAACATATCCGATCCACCAAATGAAGTCGTTTCTTCCTACGAAGTCACGAACTTTGTCACTAACAATGTCTTCTTTATTGAACATCAATACCTCGGATATGATAAAAGTTTTTTCGTTTGATCCGGATGACTTGTTCCGGCGGGTGCCACACTTGAAGATGATGCTATTTCCAAAACAGTTTCATGTTTATCAAAACCAATGATATGTCTGACACCAACAATCAAATATTTGCCCTGCAAACTATCATCAAGATTGTCGTCCGCTGGATCTTTGAAATCGAATTCTGGTATAAAAGCTTTTACTGTATAACCAGTAGCAAGTAAGAAATTGCCAGGTACTGTCACCTTTGCTCGTTTTGTATAAAGATTGTTGAATATTGCTCTTCTTTGGAAAATGAAGTCTTCATAATTTTCCAACTTGTTCAGAGATGCTGGATCATGCGACTTTATATAAGCACTTTCTTTTTGTGAAGTTTCATATGTATAAATGGATTTTCTGGAATCAAATTCCTCAGTATTGAACTTTCCATCTCTATTATCAAATTTTGTCAAATTTGGATTTGGATTACCATGTTTGATTGGACTGAAATGGTCGTCATAAGTAATTTTCTTTGTGTAAATGGTTCTAGTTATAGGATCAAATCCCATATACTTTCCAGCATAAACGCCCTGTCTGGTTCTTTCAAATGCATCAACATATCCCAATAACTCATACGATCTAGCATAGACAATTTCATCTTCAGGTTTTTTGGAAACTTGATTTTTCAAAACAATATGGATATCGTTTTCTTCACCATAATCTACAGGAAGCATCATGGATAGACTAGCAAAATTGAAACCTAGAACATTTTCAAAAAATACAAAATTTGGAGACAGTTTAGCATCTGTTGCTCGTTTAGCGCACCACTCTAAAGCTTCTAAAGGTCTTAGATTTGGTATTACCACTTTTTTCAAACCAACAGACTGATCAAATAAACGCAATTTAGATTGCGGTGGTTTCAGGTATTCATCCATAATTTTAGCAGCGATGTTTGAGTATGTGTCTTCATAAGATTGATTTACTCTACGCTGTTCCGAATACATGAATTCATCGGATACAAAATATAAAACATGGACTTCACTGTTCAAACCAACATTCTGTCTATTTTTTTGTTTGTATATTCTAAATGCTTTTTTGAAATTGAATATGGAAAGTGATTCGTCTTTGATAATGTGTATGAG